AACTGGAATGGCTTTCCTAAACTATAAATGCAATAAGGTGTCTTTGAGTTATTTTCTAGCTGTATCAAAGAGGCCACCCCCTAAAACTGAGCGATGTTTGCTTACTTAACTGGTATATAATAATAAAGGAAAATTTATGTTCGTAGAAAAAGATGAAGTAACACACGAAGAATATGGTCATGGTAAAGTAACAAAGATTTTTGCGAATGGTGGCGACACTATCTACGGAGTAGATTTTGGAATGGAACATAATTTATTTGTATCACATAAAGACCTTCAACTAAAGGAGAACACATGAGTGAAAACCCATATGAAGTAAAACGAACATTACTCAAACGTGAGGTAGTACAATACTACGAGCAAAAAGATGAGAATGGCAACAGACAAATTTGCAAAGAGACAGAGACTACCACGAATGATGAAAACAATCCAACAATAGAAACAACAGTAGAGTATTATTAATTATGGCACTAAACAACATGTACAAGTGGAGTGGAACTTTTATGTTTCTGATCGCTGCACTCCTTCTCTCTTCTAACGTAGAGATATCTAAGTATGGTTATATTTTATTTTTATCAGGACATCTAACTCTCAGTTATTTCTTTTGGTTTAGAGTTCGAGATAATGCAATGTTTACTCACAACTTCTTTTTTATACTCATAGATTTCTGGGGTATATACAGATGGTTTATCGCATAGGGAAAAATATATGAAAGTATTAATACTAACTACAATATCAATATTATTAGGAATGAGGCTAGTAACATTCACTTTAGGTTTAGCAGGAGTCTTGTCATGAAAGTATTGAAAGAAACAACTAAGTGGAATGGGGACTATCCTAATCACACCTACATTCTCAATGACAAATCAATGCTTATTGGTTACATACCATTCTCAGAAACAAAACCCAGCTGGTTTAGTAAACCAATGACTTTCTATAAGTCTCGCAGAACATTCATTGAGCAATCCCCAGAGGAATACGCATGTCAGTGAAGTGGAGTTGGGTAACACGCAAAGAAGACAAACAAGCTTCATTGCGTATCGGCGAGGGAAAGTTCGAAGGTGTTGTCTATTCATACGGCAAGGTAGTTCTACCCGAAGAGAATGAAATAAATTCCAAAGGGGACTTGCCTTTTCGGTTCGAATATACTATACTAGATAATGCGAACATGAATAGGGAAGAATTCGGGAATGAGTTCTTTACAATCATTGGGGATATACTTGTGACTATTATTGAACAACAACTACAGGAAGAAAACCTTGAGTACAGATCAGACGATTGAACGAACTACGCTCTCAGAGCTAGTTGCAAATGAACAATATGCACGTAAGGTATTACCATTCATAAAGGGTGAATACTTTGCAGATAGAACAGAACGAATAGTATTCGAAGAAATACAAAAGTTTGTAGAAAGATATAACGCACTACCCACCAAGTCTACTCTGGAGATAGAGATAGACACACGCAGAGATTTAAACGAGAGTGATATTTCCAGCATACTGAATACAGTCAAGTCGTTGAAAGCAGACAAAGAAGTAAACTATGAATGGCTAGTCGAAACCACAGAGAAGTGGTGCAAAGATCGTGCGGTCTATAACGCAATCGTTGAGGGTATCTCAATCATAGACGGAAAGGATAAGGCGCGCAGCGCGGATTCCATTCCGAGTATACTCACAGATGCTCTCGCGGTAGGATTCGATAATCATGTAGGTCATGATTACCTAGAAGACCATGAAAGTCGATTTGACTACTACCATACCGTAGAGGAAAAAATCCCGTTTGACTTGGAGTTTTTTAATCGAATAACCAAAGGTGGATTACCTCCGAAAACCCTAAACATCGCGTTAGCAGGAACAGGTGTCGGTAAGTCTTTGTTTATGTGCCATGTAGCAGCTAACTGTATGTCTCAAGGAAAGAATGTATTGTATATAACTCTGGAGATGGCAGAGGAACGTATCGCAGAACGCATTGATGCAAACCTAATGAACATCTCTATGGAAGACTTGCATGATCTACCCAAGCAGATGTTTGAAAGTAAAATCAATAAGATTATTAAGTCTACCTCTGGCAAACTCATTGTCAAAGAGTATCCCACCGCGAGCGCACACTCTGGACACTTTCGTGGATTGATTAAAGAGCTTGCTATCAAGAAAACATTCAAGCCAGATATTATCTTTATTGATTATCTGAATATCTGCTCGTCATCACGATTCAAGGGAAATGCAAATGTGGGTTCGTACTTCTATATCAAATCAATCGCAGAAGAACTGAGAGGACTTGCAGTAGAGACTAACGTACCTATCATGAGTGCCACTCAGACCACTCGTAGTGGATTCTCTAATAGTGATGTAGGTCTGGAAGATACCAGTGAGAGTTTTGGTTTGCCTGCGACTGCTGACCTTATGTTTGCGCTTATCAGTAATGAAGAACTAGATGAGTTGAATCAGATTGCAGTCAAGCAATTAAAGAATCGATACAATGACCCGTCAGTGAATAAACGATTTGTGATTGGTATTGATCGTGCGAAGATGAAACTGTATGACATTGACATATCTGAACAACACACTCTTGCAGATGCAAATCAGACTAAGGGCAAAGAGGATGACTTTGATACACCTGTTTTTGACAAGTCTAGATTTGGAAGCTCGCGTGGTGACTTAGGTGGATTTAAAATATAATGAACTCGTATATTACAGTGTATGATAAAGTTCTCTCTGATGATCAGTGTGATTACTTTATTGACAAATTTGAAAGGGATACTTCTGCACAAGAGGTTCAGAACAATTCTCATTTTTCAGAGGAAGGTGTAAGAAACGCAACACTCACTCAGATTAATATGCTTCATTCTCCTGAGTCTATATGGAAAGAGGATGTTAATTTTCTGATGCACACTATCGGCAGATGTGTTGAGTCCTATAAAATGGAACATGACATCACACCCTATCAATGGCCTGACAAGTATTCGTTAGAACCCCCTAAGATGAAAAGGTATTTGGCAAATACGTCTGATGAGTTTCCACCACATGTTGATGTATTGAATTATGAAACCGCAAGACGATTTCTAGTTATCTTTATGTATCTTAACAACAACATGGGTGGGCATACTTATTTTCCAAGTATGGATGTAGAGGTTGAATGTAAAAAGGGTTCGTGTGTTATGTTTCCGCCTTTATGGACACACATACACGCAGGAGCTCGTCCAATAATTGCACCCAAATATATTATTGGGAGTTACCTTCAATATGTGTAAGATTTGCCTTGACAATTTGGTATGTAAGTGGTATAATATAGTTTAATGAATGGAGATATATAAAATATGACTAATAATAATTTTTTAAAGAGTATCATCAAAGATGTGGGTAATGAATACGCAAATTTGGTGAGTGACGGAGTGGAGGCTGGTGATGTTGATTCCTTTATTGACACAGGCAGTCATGTATTCAATGCGTTGCTGAGTGGAAGTATCTATGGTGGTCTTGCATCGAATAAGATTACTGCGATTGCTGGAGAGTCAGCAACAGGCAAGACATTCTTTCTGATGGGTATTGTCAAGAACTTTCTAGATTTAAATCCAAACGCAGGAGTGATATACTTTGAGAGTGAATCTGCAATTACTAAGCAGATGGTAGTTGATAGAGGTATTGATCCAGAACGTATGGTGATGATGCCTGTGACTACGGTGCAAGAATTTAGAACTCAATCCCTAAAGGTGTTGGACTCTTATCTATTGCAACCCGAATCACAACGTCAACCACTCTTCCTTTGCCTAGACTCTCTTGGTATGTTGAGTACTACGAAAGAAGTTGAGGATACCGCAGATGGTAAAGAGACAAGAGACATGACAAGAGCGCAAGTTCTCAAAGCTGCGTTTCGTGTTCTCACTCTGAAACTTGGTAGAGCAAAAGTTCCAATGGTAGTTACCAATCACACATATGATGTTGTGGGTTCTATGTTTCCGCAAAAAGAAATGGGTGGTGGTTCTGGACTCAAGTACGCAGCTAGTTCTATCATCTATTTGAGTAAGAAGAAAGAGAAAGATGGCACTGAAGTTATCGGTAACATCATTCACTGTAAGAACCACAAGTCTCGTTTGACTAAAGAGAATAAGATGGTTGATGTTCGACTTACTTATGATAAGGGACTTGACAAATACTACGGACTGTTAGAGTTGGCTGAGAAGTATGGTATCTTCAAAAAGGTATCAACACGATTTGAACTTCCAGACGGAAGCAAACAGTTTGGTAAAACTATTCTATCTTCACCTGATACTTATTTCACTGATGAAGTTATGAAACAATTAGATGAGGCTGCAAACAAGGAGTTTAAATATGCTACGAGTGATTGAAAATTGTTGTGATTTACAATACTTGGAAATGATGAAAGGTGTTGCAGAGAAAAGTGAGACTTGGAATCTGAAACACCCTCTTGGGTTTCCGTTTGAGGACAAACATTTGAAGTTGGATGTTATTGAAAATGAACCAGTACATGATTTGCTTGCAGGTATGGCAATGGGTTTACTCATACAGATTTACAATGGTAAAACTGAGGGTGGTCAGTTTGCATCTGATTTCTTTTTGCCTGAGGTATCGTATTGTGCAATATCCGTAAAGGACGAATACCGACAAGACAACCCACACACAGACCACGAAAAAGATTTTGACTATGTGAAGATACTTGGATTGCTTAATTCTAATTGGCAACCCAAAGACGGTGGTGAGTTTATTCATGGGGATCAATCTGTATTCATGAAACCAACAAGCTTTGTAGTATTCGATCCGCGAGTTACGCATTGTGCATCACCAATCAAATCTCATGAAAAAAGATTTGGAATTGATTTTACTGTAAAGGCAAAAAGAAAATGAGTGAGTTAGAAAGATATCAAGAAGCATATCAAGTGCTTATGGATTATTGGGATGAGCTTTCAGATGAAAGCAAAAAAGAATTAGATGTAAAACTAAAAAAGGTTGACTTATAAAATGAACATGATTAATATTGGTGACAAGATTTCGTACTTAAATATATACAAAGAGAAACGAGTTGGTAAAATTTTAGAGGTGTGTTCTGATATGGACTCGTATGAGGAAATGCGATTGAAAGATGGCGTTCCTTATTACTACTCTAAGAAGCTTACTAAGTTTGTTCCTGTTAAACCAAAGAACATGAGCTCAATATACTTAATACTTAAAACTGCTTTGGGCAGGACTGACTATATATTATTTGAGGATAATTTTGTAAGTGAGGAGTAAAGTTTGAATTTTATTGAGATAGTTGATGACACCACACCACTGTGGGTAAAACGTAGAACATATGGCGAACTTAGCTCATGTAAAAGTATTATAGAGTATTTTGAAAGTGTTCCAAACAAAAGTAAAGGTGGACTTCCTTTCTTTAATAAGAAACGACAAAAGGTTTGTGTAACAAAATCATTTAACTTTGGTGATGACAATCCTATCAACTCAAGCATCTATACTTTTGTAAATAACTCGTTATCTAGATACTGCAATAAGTATGACTATCTTAATAAATTAAATACAAGCTCCTATTGGAGATTGTGTCCTGTATACAATCTACAAAAGTATGAAGAAGGGGAAGGATTCTTTTCTTTACACAACGAACAATCTGGTTCTTATCCCTATCGCTTACTTGCATGGATGATTTATCTTAATGATGCAAAGTCAGGCACAGAGTTTCCGTATCAAGAAATGATAGTAACACCCAAAGAAGGTAGAACTGTTATCTGGCCCGCAGGGTGGACACACCCACACAAAGGTGTAACACCAAACGAAGGTACTAAGTATATTGCGACAGGTTGGTTTTATACATTGCCCGCAGGTGAACCTAAGTTTGATGGCAGACATCCAGACGAAGAAAAGATAACGGAGATATTAGTATGAGCGCACTGTCTAAGTTAGTTGGCAAACCTAAGCCATGGGATTGGTTTAGTGCGAAGTATCCTGTTAAAGTAAAGCAGATGAATTATCCCACAGGAAGAACCCAACAAATTAAAAATGATATTCTTGAAGCAGGCGATGCGTTACAAGGACGAACCGCTGCTAAGTGTTTAATGACCAAATGGAATATGCATGAGGACTATAATACATTTCGTGTTGTTGGTGGAGCTGCAATAGAAGTTGCAAACTCATGTCCAGTTGCAAAACGAACTAAACCTGATGGAAGTCCAGATGATGTTCCTCTTTACATAAAAGAAAGTTGGGGATTGATGTACGGCAAAGGTCACACTTGTGAAGAACATAATCATTGGCCTTCTCTTTGGTCTTATACCTATTGTGTGGAAGCATGTAAAGAATGTGCGCCATTAATATTTAACGATAGTGATGATGAGGGTACTCCACTTCACATATTTCCAGAAACAGGACAACTGATTGTTTTTCCAGCATGGTTAAATCATTCTGTTCCAAAACAAGAATGTGAACACACAGGAAAAAAACCACGAATTATGATTGCAGGTAATTTAAATATCCGAGAAACTATTGGCTCGAAGCTTTTCGTTACGGAAGGTAATTTTCGTGTTAGGTAATTTTGTCAGAGGATTTGAGAACGCACTAACAGACAAAGAATGTGATAACCTTATAGAATGGTTTGAGCGTGATGACCATATGGGCAAAACTAAAACTGTCAATCGCGCAACACGCAAAGATAAACAAATGTGGATGCACGAAGAAGACTCTCTCTATTCATCTATTCAAAAAGTAAAGATGGATATGTTACGAGAATATCTTTTAGACTTTCCTATTGTATATCGTGGAGCGCAAAGTCTTTTATCACCAGAAACTAAAGTGCAAAGAACAATGCCTATGGGTGGTGGGTTTCATAATTTTCACGCAGAAAATTCTCACTGTGCAGATGCAAACAGAGCTCTTGTATGGACAATCTATTTGAATGACTTACCAGCTGGTGAAGGTGAAACAGAGTTCCTATATGAAAAAATAAGAATCCAACCAAAGAAAGGAATGGGTGTTATATTTCCTTCTGCGTGGATGTATCAACATCGTGGGAATCCCGTACACACCCACGATAAGTATATAACTACTGGTTGGTATTGGTATCCACAGGAAAAAGCAATACTATGAGTTTATTAAAATCGCTTGCAAATAGTCTAGATGAAGAAAAAAAAGTAGAGGAACAAAAGCAACGACAGCTTGCTACTAATCCAGCTTCTATTTCATTTACTTCTAATCTTCCTATTATAAAATCAGATGTTCCAGAATCAAATGCAACAAAGGAACTAATAAATCTTTGTTATGATTTTGAGGATATACAAAAAAGAAAAACTAATGTACAGGCAACTATGAGTTCGTGGTTTATGCATGAACACAATTCAGAGTTTATGAAACTCTGCGACTACGCAGTACACCTTGCAACAGAGAACTCACCCAACAAAGTATTTCTTATGCCGTACGATTGTTGGACTGCAAGTTATACAAAGGGTGATTGGACAAAACCTCATGACCATTGGCCATCTATTTGGAGTTGGGTATACAATGTTGATTGTTGTGATTCGTGTGCGCCGTTAGTGTTTCCAAATGCTATGCAAGCGGTTATTCCTAAGAAAAATACAATGGTTATGTTTCCAGGCTGGGTAAAACATTCTGTACCCAAACATCAATGTGATCATAAAAGAATTATCATTGCTGGTAATCTAGGACTCAATCCTTATTGGATGACTAGTCGTTTGAAAGTTGGTCGTGAAGAAGTTGCAAAGAAATACGAACTGATTGGAAATGTTGGTTATTCTGAAATGACAAAACTACAAACCAAAGGCCCAGTATAATCTTTTCCATACAATCCTTATAAATAGTAAAAACTGTTACTAAAGGATTATTATGGTGGAAAAAAGTTACTTCATGGGCCAAGATGGATTTGTCTGGTTCGTAGGTGTTGTAGAAGATAGGAATGACCCAGACCAACTTGGTAGGGTTAGAGTTCGTTGTTTAGGATTTCACTCAGAAAGTATACTTGATGTTCCAACAATAGACTTGCCGTGGGCTCACGTTATGCACCCTGTCACAGATGCAGCGATGCATGGTCTTGGCAACTCTCCGTCTTTTCTCGTTGAAGGTAGTTGGGTAATTGGTTTCTTCAGAGATGCTATAGAAAAACAACAACCAGTAATTATTGGTTCTTTGCCCGGCACACCTCAAGCACCTGCTGACCCCCAACTTGGATTTAATGATCCTCGCTCCCCCGAAAGTCCACAAGAAGAATATCTTGGACATCCTCTCTATGGTTCGTATCCTGTTGATGGAGAATTTTATACTACTAAGTCTGGTCACGAAGTAGGTGAACCAGACACAAGCAGATTAGGTAGAGGTAGAGCATCAGAGTCACACAACTCTCTTTTAGCACGAAGACGTAATCGTTTGCGTGGCGACCCAGCAATTGTTGACCCCACAGTTGGAGTTGATGATGACAGTGAAGAAACAGATCAAAAGGGAACAGGTGTTCCTACTGCAACACAACCATATCTTTTAGCTACATCTGATTTTGCGGTTCAAGAAGAACGTGGTTTCTGGGACGAACCACAACCCAAGTCAGTTCAAAAAGATGAGAACCCATACATCTCTGCTGCTTATCCATACAACCATGTCTTTGAAAGTGAAGCTGGACACATAAAAGAAATAGACGATTCGCCTGGCGCTGAACGATTGTTTACACAACATGGCGCAGGTACGTTTGAAGAAATACATCCAGACGGTTCAAAGGTTGTAAAAATTGTCGGAGACAATTATGAGATTGTTGTTGGAAAGTCTCAGATACATATACAAGGTGATGTTAATATCACAACACTTGGAACAGTACGAGAACTTATAAAGGGTGATTACCATCTTGAAGTAGAAGGTAATTATACACAGAAGATACATAAAAACCATAGAGTTAAAGTTGGAGCTGGAACAGGTGGTGGTAATCTTGAAGAAGAAATTAACGGCAACCATTCTTTTCAGATAATGAACAGCGTCAAAGGCAGAGTCAAAGAAGATATGGATATTGTCATTGATAAAAATGAAACTAGAATTGTTAACGGAACAAGTACTCTTAACATTATTGATGACTACGCAATAACATCTCTTAAAAGTATAGACTTAATAGCATCAGACCATTTATCAGCAACTACTGTTTCTGGAATTATGTCTTATAAGTCTGGTGGAAAATTAAATATGAAATCAGTAGGTGTTGGAACACTTAAATTTTCTGGAACAGGCAGTGAAGTTACTGCTAAAAATAGTGATGCAATAGATATTGCTCTTACAACACATGTACATTCTCAAACTGACACTGGACAAGATGCTACTGCACAGGGCAACACACTGGCGCCAGTTGAATAGGAAATAAATATGGCAAATTTTAAAACACCAAATTTAGCAGGAACAAGTGCAGAGTTCAATTCAGTTCTCAGTACATTTGATTCTATAAAAAGTGAAGTTGTTGCTGGACTTGAAGCAGAAGCAGCTGATCTTGTTGCTACTCTAACCGTTTCTGTTGTAGGAGATTTGGTATCTAAACTTGGGGATTTAGTTCCTGAGCTTCCAGAGTTGCCAAATGTAAATTTACAATCAGAAATGTCCTCACTTCTTGATATCGATCAAAGTACTTTAGCAGGACAATTAGAGTTTGAAAATAAAAAAGCAGCATTAGAATTTCAGTTTGGAGATGGACTTACTGCTGGTGGTTATGATTTAGATACTTTAACTGCCAATGCAACTGCTGCTAAAGCTGCGGCGTTAACTGCTACTACAGATATTGCCTCTGCAACTACAGCGTTATCTGATGCAAGAGGAGAGGTAACATCTTCTTTGGATACTGCACTTGATGCTTCTAATAAATTAGATAGGAGTAATATTCCAAATCCAACATCTTTAATTAATGGAGTAACTACATCAACTACCTCAGCGGTATCTGCACTTTCATCCCAAGCATCATCATTCCAATCTCTTACAGATGCAAGAGGAGCTGGAACAAGAATTCAAGATGTTGTTCCAAACTTTGAAGTGCTTGCATCTGGGGGAGTTGCATTTGAAAAAGCATCTGCGGTTCTACAACCAACTGTAGATACTGTGAAAGAAGAAGTATCCACAGTAGTGGAAAATAAAGAATTTGCAGAATCACTTGCGTTACATAATTCAATCTTAGAAAAGTTTGAAAGAGATACACCTAAAGTTCTTCCAACAACAAATGCTGGTGCGTATGCGGTTGCAAATAGAGGAAAGAAAATTACTATCACGCATACTCCAGAAGAATCCACAGTGAGTTCAGATATAAGCGAACCAAAAGAATTTCAACAAAACGGTGCAACCGTTACTTCAACTGTAACTACATCAAAAGATTCTGTTACAACGGTCACTACATCTGGCGGCGGAGAAACAATTTTAAGGTCAAATGTATCCCCACATGGGTTCTCTAGAAGACCTATTTGGGCAGATGAAGACATATACTCAAGCTCAATAACAAAAGAAACTAAAACGTGGACAGATTCTAATGGAAATAGTGGAACAGTTAAAATTGATGTTATTACATTATCTGATAAACCTGTTGCGGTGATGACGGTTAAGGGAAAAACGCCGAGTAAGCGGTTCAGTCAGCATTTGATGCCTGTAGGTAGCGCGGCATTTG